GTCAGCATATGACTCGAACTGCTGCCTTTTGTGATTCTCCCACGTTGAGCCGCAAACGGCCAATCTTTGAGCCGTATCGGGGAACTCCGTGGTCGTTGAGTTGTTGGACATACAACGACCGATGAAGCCTTCTCTTGACTCGTTATTGTTCGGGATTGGCAGGGGCATTCAGGGAGTGGTTTATGGTGTTTTGGTTGACTTCGAGAAACAAGTCCGCTTGTAGGTAAATGTATTGAAGAGCCGATTTTACGCAGTCTGCGCACCACCAATTCGTAGGCGGTCGTCCGTGAGCGGTCAGGATGGCTTGCAGTTCACCAACGGCATCGGGTGGCAGTCGCATGGTCAGCGATGCCACATACTGGTCCCAATACTTGCGATGCTTCTGGGCAATTAAGAACTGGTCGTTGGTCATTTGAAGGTCCATTCCCGAATAATTATTGCGGTGGCAGATGAGGCAAGCCCAAGGATTGGAGCCAAGTACCATTGGCAGGTCGGCAGGGTCAGCAAGACCCCAAGCCAAAAGCCAAAGCAGGTCATGCACGAAAACGGCTTCCGCTTGGCGAAGGGCAGAGCGTAGAACCATCCCGGCAGCACCCGGAACTCCACGACCGCAAGGGTCGCTAAAGCACTAATCAGGATTGGATAGACCAGTATATCCATTTGCTTCAATTGCAGTTTTGATTTTGGCCTTGGCCTGTTCGATGGAGTAAATGATGGACCTGTACGGGATGCCCGTTTCTCTGGACATGGCCTTCATGTTGCCGGTCTGCATCAGCAGGTTCAGCAGTTCCTTGTCGTACGGGAACGCTCCGTCCTTGGCCCAAGAGTCCATTTCTTGCTGGGCAATAGCCCAAAGGTCGTCAAGCAAGGTGTCGTAGTCCTTGCTTAGTTCTTGGGTTTCGGGGTCTACCTCTACTCGCTCGTCGTGATGACGGTACTTCTTCGCAAATTGGTTGTTGTTGCCCCGGTACAGGTTCATTATCAAACGAACGATGTAGAAGCGCAGGTAGCCTTGGACCTGCATCTTGGTAATCTTGTCGGGGTCTTTTTCGAGCAGAATCAGAACGACCTCTTGTTCGAGGTCCTTCCAAAGAGGATTGCCTCCCGTAATGGTGAGGCAAGCCCTGCGGATTTCACCGCTGCGGTAGAGTTCGAGGATGATTGATTCTGCGTACACTCACGCAAAGATGGAAGGGGTTGTCGCTAATGTTGCAAAAAATCTCGTGTCCTGTTGAGAACCTGTGTACGCAGAAACTTGATGTCGGGCCTTGCTCTCATGTTTTTGGCAAGGATTTCGAGGTTGTGCATCACCGTGGCGTGGTTCCTTTTAATGATTCGCCCGATTTGGCAGTAGGTGTACAGGTACTCCGAATAGGCGATGTCGGCAAAGATTGAACGAGCCAGCACCAGTTCTTGGGTCTTGACGTTGCTCAAGATGTCGTCCGGGCTGACTCCGACAACCTCTGCGGTATATCCGAGTATGGTGCGTGAGATTAGGTCCATGGTTATGCCGTCTTGGTTGAAAGTTCAATGAGTTTTTTAAGGCAGGCGAGTTCTGCTTCTTCGTAGTTGTTGCCATGATACACTAAAGAGCATAGAACATAACCGTTATAGTAGTTTGGTCCGCAATCAACATCAAGTTCAACGAAATGATTTAATCCATGCTTCTCCCTGAACCATCTAAATGCTTGTGAGTAGGTTGGTGCTGTTGCAAATCCTTCTCTTACTCTTTCATCCCTATCTGAATTTTTTGCCTCCTTGAAAAACCAAAGATTTACATTGTCTTGATTTGAATAATAACCACCAAAACAAAGTTCATCAAACCCAAGTTCTTTGAGTGCAAGGGCTTGTTCGTAGGGGATAAATTCGTTTTTCATTTTGTTTGGGCTAAAACGGGTTTGGGGGTAGGGGCATCCAATGGCTGACTTCGATTAGGAACCACGTTTGATGCTCGTAGTACCAACGTCCGTCGCCCAGCCATGCGAGCGCTTGATTCATGTCGGTCGTGAAAATCAGGACAGGCTCGTAAGGTGTCGGCATCCTGTCCAAGCATTTTATCCATTCCATGACTAAGCGTTTTTGGCTTGCAGGATGCGACCAAGCAGGGTCCAGTTAACGGACCAAGCCTTGATGGTTTCGCTTTTGTCGGGGCGGTTGCAGTTGACGCACTCCTTGCGGATATGCAGTTGCCAGCGTCGGAAATCGATAGGTGTGGTTTTCATGGGGTTAGGGTTTGGTTGGTAAGAATAGGCTGACGCTGGGGGACTTTCGGTAAGACCAGAGGCTGACGATTGGTTCACAATGAATGCCAGACATCAGACTTGTCAGCAGAAATAAGCGCATTATCTCTTTCAGCTTTTAATCTAATTTTTTGAGCGTGTTCTAATTGAATTAGATTTACAATTTTTTCGGTTGCTTCTCTAAACTCTTTTTCAGTACCGTCAAGATATTTTCCTAAAATACCTCTTACTTCTTCTGTAATTTTCTTTTTTTGAAATCTCATTGCGTATAGTTTTTGGGTTTTTCTATGCATTATACCCGAATGCGTATAAATTTTGGGTTTTTCTATAAATTATATCCGATTGGGTATAGTTTCAAACAACCGATACCTCCCACACGAATCGGTCAGGGTCTTGACTTGCGGCCCGAATCCGTTGCTACGGGATAGCACATACTCGCAGGCGTTACCCTTGGCTCGGACCTCAATCACCTTCCAAGGGCGGTCGTTGGTGCAAGCGGTCAGGAGGAGCAGCAGTAGCAGTCGGGCCATGGAACAAATCTACACAACTATTCCACACTTGCAACCTAACAGGTAGGGTTTTCTTCCAATTCTCTTACGAAGGCTTTGAGAATCTTAATCAAGCCATCCCTTTCGTCGTCGCCTCGGAAAACGATTTCAATCTTTTTTACTGGCTCAACCCTTGATGTGTCATCGTTCACATAGCATTCCATTGATGTTGACGCCATATCTTGAAAGGTCATAGCCACATATCCTCCGTGTCCTGCGTCGCCTCCTTGAAAGCCAGTATGCTCAAGCGTTGCGTTAATGATGCAAAGGCCGTTGTGTTCTAAAGTTAATTTTCTCATGTTTTGGGGGTTTAGTTGTTTGGTTTAATTGGTTGTAATTACTTTTTGAATTTATCTAAATCTTTGACTGGAAGGTTCCAGCAATCGGCCTTAAAAACCCATCCATTAACATCGGTACTTCCTTTTTCATTAAATTGAGCGTTCTTGAAAAAATCATCCTTTGATTTATAGCCCAATAAAAACCCGGTTCGCATATCTTCTAAGACCCTAACAAAAAAGTAGAAATCGCATTCTTGGTTGATATTATGATTTGAAATGCTGCACAAAAAATGCTCTTCAGGATAAACGGTTGTTCTTTTGGTTTTTACGTCTATTCTAAAATCATTGATAATTAAATCATAATGATAGGTTGCCTCATTGTCAATTTTTGCTTCCTTTTTTTTGTAAAAGTCATAGACAACTATCTCTCCAATGGCCCCGTAAATATTGCTTTTACCGCTTGTAATTGAGTTGTTTAAAACTTTAAAATCGTATAATTCATTAGCCCTTACCCTTTGTTCGTTTGTGATTGGGATAATTATCATGTTCTCATAATTAAAGTTTGAAAATCCTCCACGCTCCTGATGACCTCATATCGATACCCTGCCTCTTGGACGACCCCCTGCCACCACTTCTGCGAGAGGGACTGCTTGCCCTTATTGGCTTTGAACTCAAGGAAGATGGCCCCTTTGTCCGATAGGTAGGTCATGTCTGCAACCCCAGCGGTCAGGCCTATCCCCTTGAGAAAATGACCGTTCGTTCGGCTTCGGGGGTTGTTGAGGTTCAGGAACAACCGCCCTTCTTCGTGGGGCTTTAAGAGTTTGAACAACTTGACGCAGGCGGCTTGGAGGGTGTATTCGGGTGTCATAGGGGATATTCGTTTGCTTTGGTGTATGGAAGTTGACATTGGACTTGGGCAATTCCAAGGCTGCCGTTCCGGTTCTTTCGAAAGATGACCTCCATAAGGTCCTGCTCTGCGTTCTTGTCGTGTTCGTAGGGGCGGTACACGAAGGCGATTTTATCGGCATCGAACTCCAGTTGCCCTGTTTCTCGCAAGTCGGACATGATGGGGCGATGGTCTGCCC